TGGCGGAATTGGTTCGCTAGGAGTGTTGGGTGTAGTTACCCACATATCACAAAGACGTGGTTTTGAAACGTGAGGTATTCAATTCTTATACAGGTTCGAGTCCTGTCCTGACTGCTAAATTAAAAGTTATGATAAACATATTAATTGAATTTCTATTTGGGGTTAAAGTCGTGGGTGAGCCAATCAATATGGAATATGGCGTTGAGCAACCTAAACGCACCGTACAACCTCCATCTAAGTTACCCGAGTTCGAATGGTGTCAACACGTACGATTCGGAAGTCTACACAACGTAGTACAACGCGTCCACTTGTAGGGCAATGTTCCGTTCATATATTCACGGTATAAAATTAATAAGTATGAATAAGAAAGAAATTAAGAACATGATTACAAGAACAGTATGTCAGTTCGTTAGTGATTTAGGTTATAGTGTTGATGATGATGGGTTTCATGGTTCATTAACATTCCAAAAACACGGCTCATCAATTGATGATTCGATCGAATGGAATCGTAGTTACCAAGATGCAATATGTGCTAATTGGGCGAGTGATGAAGCTAAAGCCGATTGTGAGGCGATTAACGAGTATATGAAATCAATAATCATATATTGGGAAGCTCAATACCAACCGAAACGTGCCGTGGCATAGTTCGGTTCGTATATTCACGGTATAAAATTAATGAGTATGAAACAAAAAATGGTTAAAGCGTACCACATCGATCATGATGGATGCTACAGTAACATAGTGATGATCAACACACATAAAGAACACGTTGATAATTACCACACTACGTTCTTCAAATTAGCAGACGCTAAACGTGAGTTATTAAATAGCCTGAAATACCATATTGATCAATACACATATGCTGCTAAACGTATTAGAGCGATTAACAACGAAACAGTACCTCAACGCGCTACGGCAGAGTAACGTTCGTATATTCACGTCATAAAATTAAATGATATGACAACAGGTTATGAAAAATGGTTAAGTGGTGAATTGAGAAATTTAGGTTCGTTCGCCGAGTCGTTAATGGAAACGTATTTGAAAGCTGATAGTAGCAATCGTGCTAAGTTAGAGCAAGCGTTCCCTGAGTGGTTCAAGTAAATAGAATGGGGTGGGGCGTAGCCCCACTCGTATATTCACGTCACACAAATAATAACAACATGAAACAATTAGTAAGTAAAACAGGTGCTGCATTATTAACAATATGGGCAGTAGTAATGGTAGTAGTAATAGTAATTGGAGCTGGATCAGACGGTCCGATTGATGGTCCTGAACTCATTAACGCATGGACGTTCTACGGGTTCTTATTAGGTGTACCTACAATATCAGCTGCAATGATGAAGTGGGGCAGTCAGAAATAAACACGTATATTCACGTCATGATAAAATTAAAACGTATGGAATTAACATTACAAGAGTTAAATGAAGTGTATTACAGCTTAAATGTATTACTAAACGACAAAGATTCACATTTCGTTAATGTGGATGTAGTAACTAACCTGATAGATAAAATCGGTGATGAGATTGGACGTTTAGCTATGGATGAAGTAAATGAGGAAATAAACGAATTAAAATTAACAGGTAAACTATAATTAAAGTATGAACACAAACGAATTAAAAGAACAACTACAACAGGACTTATTAAGTCTATTAGAGGGAATGGGTATTGAAGATACATTATCACCTAGTGATTATGAAAACCTCAAAAACGAAGTATGTGGTATTGTAATTACTAACGTTAATAAATTAAAATAATATGAACGTAAACGAATTAATGAACATGAATGACATGTACTATGTAGGTAACATATACGATGTAGACGGTAATGGATGGGTAACCAAAGCGGAAGCACAAGCGATATTAAATGAGATAGGCATGGGTGATGATAACTCAGGCGGATACGGTGACGAGTCACCAGACGAGTACAAACGCATGATGGCTACCGTGGGGATTAAAATCTAATGGGCATGATGCTCGGGCATACGAAGTTCTAAAGGATCGGGTCGCTAGCGGTTGTTAGCGTCCCGATAGCGGTCTGACGACGGAATGCTCCCATGATAATTGCGGTCCATCGACGGGGCGTGGTTGTGCACAAAAAAACTATGGGTATTCTCAACTCGCACACGATCTCTACGCCCCGACAGTATATACGCATATCCCCCATATTTATACCCGCATTTCCATTTAACCCATTTTGGAACCACTTGCAAAAATTGCAAAATCTCTTTTAAACAAAATTTTTTATGTCGAAAAAGTATATACAGGATTCGTTAATGTTAACGAAAGAAGCATTCATCGAAGCGGCGTTACGTCAACAAACCGCGGAAGCCGCGCAATATGGATTAACACTCGATGAATGGCAACAAGCAATAATGAGTGGATCGGTTGTTCAGGCAAAACTTCCATCGGATATTTAAGTAAACAAATAAAAGGTTATGGAAATATTCTTATTTTACGTATTATTCAGCGGATTATTCATCGCTGGATTCGTCAGTATACGTGAACACGAAAACAATCATCGACTTACATTATCCGATCTACTACTCAATTTTATCGGTGGTATCGTAATAGGTTGGTTAATGCTACCAATAGTTGTAATAATTTATTTAGGACAAATTAAACTTAAATAATGAAACAACTATCACACGACGAAGCTAAAAAGTATCGTATGCTAGATACCGAACAAGATCTTTATCGTAGCATGCATCACGCTGTTGCTTATACCCTTACTCCCGTCCCTGATTCTCCAGGTTGGGAAGAAATCACATACTATGGCCAAGCATTACTAGATCCTACTGATGCTATTAAAAAACCTGAATATGTTTATGTTCTAGTTAACCCATCAGTGCCCGGTATATGTAAGATTGGGTTTACTACTACAACCGTTTACCAGCGAGTGAGTGAAATTAATAATGCTACTGGTGTTATTACACCGTGGTATCCTGTATTTTCATATAAGTGTCCCGATGGTCGTATGTTAGAACGCGACATACATGAATATCTTGCTATGCGTGGTACTCGTGTTAATCCTAATCGTGAAGGATTTCAAATATCATCTGATGATGCGCGCGTTATTATTGAAAAACTAGGTAAAAATTATATATCAAATGAAATTAACTAATATCTTAATAGTATTATTAGGTCATATGGCCTTAATTTATCTTCATCGCTATCATATGAGTATGAGTGGAATTCAACCGCTACAATTTATGGGATTTATGCTATTACACGCGATATGGCATTTCTTTACTGCTAAACGAGCGTATATACGTATCTAAAGATTGGTGTTGGTAGCCACAAGACTATAATAGGGGGCGATGGCTTATTGCTGTTTGGTATATTTATTGTAAACAATGGCTACATTCAAAATTAAACTAGAAGACAAAGCAGCTTTCCTTAACCGTATGGAAAAGCAAGGTGTTGGGTTAGATAGCACTCAAATTGTTGATGATAAACTTAAAGGGTATTTTGAAGTAATTATTGAAGAACCAAAACAATTACAAGTAGCTAAAGGTATTTTAAAACAATCTCCAAAAATTAACACCATAAAAGAAATGGAAAATAACAAGAAAAAAATGACTAAAGACGAATTAAAAGAAATGGTTCGTCAAGAATTACAAGCTGTATTAGCTGAAAAGAAAAAAGCAGCAGAAGATAAAGAAAAATTAGACGAAAATGAAGAGATTTTAGAAGAATCTCCTGCGGCTGAAATTTTATCTATCTTAGCTGGTGTTGCTGGTTTAGGTTTAGGTAGTGCTGCTATTATGAAAGCACAAGATGTTTTAAAAGCTAAAAAACCAGAATTATTTAAGAAATTACAAGGTATCAGTGGTGCAATTGGTAAAGCAGATCCTTCCAAGAAATTAGAAGAAACTGAAGAAGTACTTGAAGAATCTCCAGTAATGGATATCTTAGGTGTTTTAGCTGGTGTTGGTGGCTTGGGTTTAGGTAGTGCTGCTATCATGAAACTACAAGATAAAATCAAACAAAAGAATCCAGAATTATACGCAAAATTACAAAAGGCAAGCAGTGCAATTAGCTCAGCTGATCCTTCCAAGAAGTTGTAATTCGCAAATTAAAAATAAAGAAATTTGGGCGTCTTGAAAAAGATGCCCTTTTTCTTTGGAGGTATAAAATCCCCTTCGTAACTTCCACCTACGCGGGTTGGAAAAAAGGGAATGGGGGGAAAGGGGAAAAACGGCGAGGGGTTGGAGAACGGGAAAGCACATATATTTATATATAAACATATATTATGAAATACAAAAACAACGTATTAGATAAATTAGTACAATTAGAATCAACTGTTAATAAAGTTCACATCCAAGTAAATAGAGGTGGAACACAAGATAGTGTTAATGAGTCTATTGAGACTTTAAAAGAACAAATTGAAAAAGTACGTGAAATGATTTCTTTAGAAGGAGATGATTTTGCACAACAATTCGCTAGATAATTATGTGGTTAACATTATTAATTGTACATATTATTGAATTAGCCGTTATTGGTGGTATTTTACTTATTAGACGCAACGCTGCACTTGAAAAAGCTGTAGTTGAACAACGTCAATATATGGATGCTATTAGTATTATAATTGCTAATTCGGATGCTAAATTAAGAGAATTAGATATTCAAGGAGCGTTTGAAGCGGACGATGAAGTAGGTGCATTCTTTAATAATTTAAAGGAAATCCAAACCATCATAAGCGACTTTAATAATTCTAGAAACTAGTTTGGTTACGTCATTTTCCTTCCATATATTGGGAGTAAAATTAGGAAATCACTATGTCATACTATGATAATTACGGTGCTGATATATTCGCCGATGACGATAAGCTAGCACTTACTAAACGAGGTAAACCGCGCAAGCGTAAACCAAAGGAACCTCGTATTTATTTTACTCAAGATACTGAAGACGCTATTGTAGAATATTTGGCTTGTACTGATCAAGTTGAACGTAATCGCATTTATAACGACCGTATTGAATATGGTTTTTATAAGTTATCCGAAAATATTATTCATACATTTAAGTTTTACTATACGGATACAGATACGATTGAGGAACTTAAACACGAGGTAATTACATTTTTACTAGAAAAACTCCACTTATATAAACCTGAGAAGGGTAAAGCATTCTCTTATTTTGGTACTATTGCCAAACGTTATCTTATTGTATATAATGAAAACAACTACAAGAAACTTCAAGAAAAAGTTGATGTAGATGAATCTGATGAGGAACAAATGTCATTATATGAAAATGATAAGAATATTGAGAGTATGCTGGATGGTAATACATTTATGGACCAATATATTAGATACATAGACAAATATCTATTCAAACTGTTCCCTAAAAAACAAGATGCTCAAACAGCAGATGCTATTGTTGAATTATTTCGTAAACGTGAAACATTAGAAATATTCAATAAAAAAGCACTATACATCTATATACGTGAAATTACCGACGTATCTACTCCTCAGATTACTAAAATTATTAAAAAACTCAAATTAATATACGTTCAGCTATATAATGAATACTACGAGCATGGACATATAAAGATTTAGTTATTTATATTTATTGATAAACGCATTTATGGCAAATTTTGATGACGTGACAGTATTCGGTAGCACGTCTCTATCGGATCTGTTCAAACAAATACACAAGAATAATAAAGACATCGACAAACAAATCGGTGAATTCATTGATACTCTCAAACCAATGGCATCATCTAATGCAGGATCTGCAGTAATGTTAATGCCTACTGTCAAAGATTTAATTGATGTTAACGTAAAGAATAACGAACAATTAATTAAGATGGCAGCTATCGCACAACGTGCGGCTACTGTTAGTAATAATTCAAACAATGAATTGATTGATATGAGCGAAATTGAAGCTTTATTAGCTGAACAAAAAGAAGTTCAAGAACAAGGACAAAAATTATTAGAACAAGCACCTGTTGTTGCAATAAATAATTAGTATGAAGTATACCATTGGATCAGCAAACTCTTTTAAAGGATTTGGAAATAATAACTTTGCTCCTTTTATCCCCCCAACTACTGGTAGAGTATATGGGGTTGTTACAACTGAAAATACTCCTACTGCTGCTATGTTTAAAAAAGTAGGGGGATTTAATGCTATTGGTACTATCTTTTATCTTAATTATAATGAATCTATTGGTGTTGTTGGAAGTATGGATGATGCATTTTTAGATGGTTGTAGTATTGCTAAACCAATATCATCTCAAGTAGCAAACTATCCTGTATTACATGAATTAGTTAATATTTTAAATTTACCTTCTTCAGATACTCAACAATCACCAGGTTCTACTTTTCCATACTATACTCTTATAAATTTATGGAATAGCGTACAACAAAATGCCCAACCAGCAAATATTAACGCTAATCTAGGAATTACATTTGTTGAGAATTCAAATATTAGATCATTACTTCCTTTTGAGGGTGATTATATAATACAAGGTAGACAAGGTGGATCTATAAGATTTAGTTCAACAACTAAGTTATATAGTGATAAAAATGAATGGAGTAGTATAGGAAATGAAGATAGTCCTATTGCAATAATAACAAACGGACTTAAGTTTGATCCTCAAAAAAGTTATTATGTTGAACAAATAAATAAAGATGATTCTTCACTTTATTTAACTTCAACTCAACAACTACCTCTACAAACAGATAGAACAGGGGTATTAAATCCTCTTACAAACCCAATTGAAGCATCAAAATACTTTAACTCTCAAGCTATTTTAAACAGTGATAGAATTGTTTTAAATTCTAAGAAGGATGAAGTAATGTTATTTGCTAAAACAAATGTTGAGATAAGTACTAAAAATATTATTAACTTAAATGCTGGTGATAGAGTACATCTTAATAGTGATAAAGTTTTTTTAGGTACTGTAAATAATCAATTACCAACTGAAAATATAGTATTAGGTGGTAAGTTACATGATTTATTACTTGATTTAATGGATACTATACACCAATTTGGAACTGATATTGCAAGTGCTATTGGTAGTCCTGAGGGGACACCAGCAACTGATATTATATCAGCAGCAAATAGTTTATGTAATTCAATAAATAACATTGAGAAAAACTTAGAAGGAATACTATCACAACAAAACTTTACAGCATAATGGCAAATGATTTAAATGTAGGATCTGTAGTTTCTCCTGATGTTTTAAAAACAATATCTGCATCAACAGCAATTAAAACTTTTGGTGATCAATTAAAGAATAAAGCTAAAGAAAAAGTTGTAGCTGTTATTAGAGATAAAGCAGGAGAATTAACATCTAATCTTGAACAAGTAATTAAAGATGAACAACAAGCAAAAATTAATCATAATAATGAATTAAAAAGATTAGAAACATTATACCAACAAGGACAAATTCCTACTAAAGAAGAATATGATAAAGCTATTTTAGCAGAAAATGAAGCTTATAAAAAACAACAAGAATCTTTTGATCTTCAAAAGAAAAAAATAAATAAGGACATAGATAATGTCAACTTAGATCCTTATAAAAAAATAAAAGAAGATAAAAAAATAAGAAAACAAAAAAGACAAGATATACAAGCTAAAAATAAAGCTAAACAATTAGAGTCTAAAAGAAACTTATCAAAAAAAGTAATAAAAAATGCTAAAAAAACATTAGCACCTATTATAGGATTACAAATTGCAAATCAACTTTCTAGTATTATATCTCAAAGAGCAAAATTAGAAGAATTAGTAAATCAAGTAAATGCTTATATTGACACAGCTAATACACCTGAAACTACTAGTATTGCTACTAATTTAAGAAACAATACCATTACTTTAATTAACAATAGTATTGGCAAACTACAAAGTCTTCAAACTACATTAAATCAGATAAATACGTATTTAGCCATATTTAATGCTATTGTAACTGTACTATCTGCTATTCCTATCCCTACCTCAGTACCTCCTGGTATTGGTATCCCTATTAATATAATTACTAGAATTGTTAAAACTATTGAAAGTGCAAATAAATTGATATCTGCATTAAATGTAGTATTAGCTGTTGCTTCTGTATCATTAGAGAATGAAATAGGAAAATTAAATGAACTTATTTTAAAACTAAAAAATGTTAATTTAACTGGGTTGAATAGTCAACAATTAGCTGATCTTACATCGTCTATATATAATAATGTCGATGATTTTCCTCCATATAAAGGTTTTAAATTTAAAATTAAAGTAGAAGAAAATAAAGCATTTGAAGTTAAAGGTAATAAACGTCGTTATGCCGTAGCAACTAATCGTGATGGTGTTGAAGTATTAAAAAGTGAATATTCATTCACATTGGATCCTAACGACCTAATAGACCAATTAAAACTAGTTATCGATCAACGAAATTTACAAGGATAAAATATTTATAATTATGAACACTAAAGCATTTAAAAGATTAATTAAAGAAGCCGTAATCGATGCTATTCATGAAGAGTTACCATACATTCTTGAAGAGCATATGGCTAAACAAGAAAAAAAAGCATTACGTGAAGGTAAAACAATGAGCTTCACCAGTGCAGATGTAATGACAGGTGCTGTTAATTCAGACGTTAGAGCATCATTACGTAGTAAAATGGGTGAAGCGTTTGGTTTCCAACAACCCCAAACACAATTAAAAGTAATTGATGCTGTTGATGAAGCTACTGGAGAGAAAGTAAATCCATTCGCTGCATTTATTGCTGATGCCGCTGCTAATATGACACCGATGGACAGATCAGGATTAAGACAATTAGATTAATATGCCTATACCTCAAACGATACGTGTAAATCCGTTAGATTTACGGAAGAATATTGCTATTGGGGTATCTTTACCTTTTAAAGGACCTTTTAAAAGTACTTTTACTACTAAGGATCAAATTAAGTCTAATTTAATTAATCTTTTACTTACCAATAAAGGTGAAAGAGTAATGAATCCTACTTTTGGATGTGATATAAAAAGACAATTATTTCAAAATATTACTACCGAATTACAACAAAAAATTATAGATATTATTGTAGAATCTGTTAGAATATTCATTCCTGAAATACAACTTTTAAATGTAGTAGTATCTCCTGATATTGATTCTAATTCAATAAGCATAACAATAGACTACAAAATAGTAATATCAAATACACCAGGTCAAGTAACAATTCAATTTGAAACAATTAGATAAAAATGATGACAAACGAAGATAAAAATATATCATATTTAAATAAAGATTTTGGCTCTTTTAAAGCAGAATTACAACAGTATGCCAAAACTTATTTCCCAACAACATACAATGACTTTACAGAAGCAACACCAGGAAATATGTTTATTGAAATGGCATCTTACGTTGGTGATGTTATGTCATTTTATCTAGATACCCAAGTACAAGAAAATTTCTTATTATACGCTAAAGAAAAAGAAAATTTATACGCCCAAGCATATGTAATGGGTTATCGCCCTAAAGCATCGTATGCTTCAAATACTATAGTTGATATAAGCCAACTAGTTCCTTCTATTACTAATGCAGGTATAACAACACCAGACTATACTACTTATGGAGTTATAATACCAGAAAATACTATCCTTACTTCAACTACAACGGGTACTAAATTTATAACAACTCAACAAGTAGATTTTACTGATACGGGTAGTACTGAAATTTCCTTTATAGATTCTAATTATTTTTTATTAAAAAAATCAGTTCCCGCTATATCAGCCGAAATAGTAGAAACTACAATCAATGTAGGTTCAAATCAAAAATTTGCTACTACTACTATTACTGATACTAATATATTACAAATATTAAATGTTACTAGTAGTGATGGAAATCAATGGTATGAGGTTCCTTATTTAGCCCAATCATCTATTTTCAAATCACTAGCTAATCCTTCATACAATACAGATCAAGTTCCTTATTTATTACAGTTACAAAATACTCCTAGACGTTTTGTTTCTAGAATTTTATCTGATAATACATTACAGATGGAGTTTGGAGCTGGTTTATCTTCAAATAAAACTGATACTCAAATTATCCCAACCCCAGATAACATTCAAGCTGGTGTTGTACCCGGTATTTCATTATTAACTAATAATTATAATGAAGCTGGTACTTTCTTTACCCAAGAGTATGGTTTAGTACCTAATGGTGATTTAACAGTAAAATATTTAGTTGGAGGTGGTATTGAATCAAATGTACCTGCTAATGATTTAACTGTTATTGATACAACAGGAGTAACATTTCCTGGTGGTGGTGGGGCTTTAAATGCTACAGTATTACAAAGTATAGTATCATCAAATCCTAATCCATCTTCAGGAGGAAGAAATGGTGATACAGTAGATGAAATTCGCCAAAACGCATTATATGCTTATTCAACTCAATTAAGAGCTGTAACTAAAGATGATTATATAGTAAGAGCAATGTCTATGCCTTCTGATTATGGTACTGTGGCTAAAGCTTATATTTCTCAAGATTTAAATCAAAATCCACAACAAACAGTAGCTACACTACAACAAAATAATCCATTAGCTTTAGATTTATATGTTTTATCTTATAATAATGATAAACAAATAGTTACAGGATCTTTAACTCTAAAAAACAATTTAGTAACCTATCTTAATCAATATAGAATGGTTACTGATGCTATTAATATTAAAGATGCTTATTATATTAATATAGGATTAAATTTTGATATAATTACATTAAGTGGATATTCTAATAAAGATGTAATAACTAACTGTATAACTGTACTAAAAGACCATTTCAATATAGATAAATGGCAAATTAATCAACCAATTACACTTTCAGATATCACTTCTAAACTTTTACAAGTTAAAGGTGTACAATCAGTAGTTAAATTAGAAATAATAAATAAACAAGGAGGCGATTATTCTCAATATGGATATGATATTGCTGGTGCAACTAAAAATGGAAATATTTATCCTTCATTAGACCCAGCTATATTTGAAGTTAGATTCCCTGATATTGATATACAAGGTAGAGTAGTAGTAAGTTAAAAATTAAAAATAATAAAGTATGAATTTAGACAAATTAAAAGGACACATTCCTGAAGCTGTTATAACCCAAATCCCAGGTGTTATGGAAAAATTCCAAATTAACACTCCTCTACGTTTAGCACACTTTTTAGCTCAATGTGGTCATGAATCTGGTGGTTTTCGTTTAACAAAAGAAAACTTAAACTATAGTGCTAAAGGTTTAGCAAATACATTTAAAAAATATTTTCCAACCGAAGCAGCCGCTGCATCGTACGCTAGACAACCTGAAAAAATTGCCAATAAAGTTTATGGTAATAGAATGGGTAATGGCCCTGAATCATCAGGTGATGGTGCTAAATTTTGTGGTCGTGGTTACATTCAATTAACTGGAAAAGATAATTATACTGCATTTGGTAAATCAATTAATGAAGATTTAACAAAAGACCCAACAGTAGTAGCAGGTAAGTATGCCCTATTATCAGCAGCATGGTTCTTTAGCAAAAACGGTTTACATAAAATGGCCGATGAAGGCGCTACTGATGCAGTTGTAACTAAGATTACTAGGCGTGTTAATGGTGGTACTATTGGTTTAGCTGATAGAATTAAGCATTTTAAAGAATATCACGCATTATTAGCATAACAAAATTATATACTGCCATATTTATATGTAGTAATTACTAATTATGGCGGTATATAAAATTTTTCCTGAAAAAAGTGCTACTATATATTCTTACTACCCACTATTAAACACGGGTATTGATGAAATATTAGAAATAAGTACATTTGAATCTATTGATGGTAACAGTGAAGTATCACGTGTATTAATTCAATTTCCAACAGATCAAATAAACGATGTAATTCTTAATAAAGTATCTGGTAATACTTATGATGCTTATCTTAAAGGATATTTAACTACCGCCTCTGAAGTTCCATTTAGATACACTATATTTTCTCATCCTGTAGCTACTAGTTGGAATCAAGGTACTGGGAGGTTAAGTAATGTTCCTGCAACAACAGATGGTGTAAGCTGGAGATTTACAAACCAATCAGGAAGTACAGTATGGACTAGTGGTGTGTTTTCTAATGGGGTAACAGGATCTTATACTGGATCTAATGAAGGAGGTGGTACTTGGTATACGGCCTCATCTTACCAATCAACTCAATCATTTACTAACATTTCAACTAAAGACATTGAAATGAAAGTAACAGATACTGTAGTAGCATGGTATGGTACTACGATACCTAACAATGGTTTTATATTAAAACATAGTAGCTCATTAGAATTCACTACTGCTTCTAAATTTGAAACAAAATACTTCTCAGCAAATACTCATACTATTTATCCTCCGTGTTTGGAGATTAGATGGAATGATTTTTCATACAACACAGGTTCATTAACAGTAGTTACATCTAGTTATTTTGCCGCTGTGATTAACAATAATAAAGAAGAATATCAACAAGACTCAATTCAACGTTTCCGAGTTGCTGTTAGGGGTTTATATACTCCTACTGCATTTAGAACTATATTAAGCTATGGTAACACACATGCTTTACCTACTTCTTCATACTGGGCGATAAAAGATTTGGATACTGAAGAAATGGTCGTAGATTACGATACATCATATACTAAAATTAGTTGTGATAGTACTAGTAATTATTTTGATGTATATATGAACGGGTTAGAACCTGAACGTTACTATAAATTACTTATTAAAACTATACTCCCAACAAAAGAAGTAATAGTATCTGATAAGGATTACATTTTTAAAGTTGTAAGATAATGTCTCAAATACCAGTACAGAAAACTGTATTTAATAAAGATAGTTTTGGTAGAGTAATTAACACTCAATTTAACCAATTACTAAATCAAACTGTAGAAGAAACTAATACTTTTACAGTAGATGATTTCTTTCAACTATATGAAGATTTATTTTATCAAATTCCTAAAGAAGGAGATACTAACTCTCATAGATATATTTTACAACGTGAGGCTGATTACTTAGGTGTTAGTATTAGTCAAGATGATATACAAGCATTACTAAATGAAATTACATCATTAAGACAACAAGTACTAGAATCCCAACAAACAATAAACGATTTGACTAAAAGATAATGGCAGATAATATTAAAATAGTAGGTGAAATATTAAACGAACAGCAAGTATCTCGCTATGATGATGCTGACATTAATTTACTTGAATCTCAAACACTCCGAGAAGATTTTGGTTTAACTGATGATTATATTGAGTATTTTGTTTCTGATGCTGTTGGTAATATTTTAAATACAAACTATACTTATAGAGATTTTAAATCACCTAATACATCATATGTTAATCCAAAAAACAATGGATTACCTATTATTGAAATTGACCCTGTTAAGGATTTACAAAATTTAGGATACAGATCAGGAGAATTTAAAGTTCAATATAACTTATTTACTAACAAAATCTCAAATCCTAATGCCGAATTATTCTTAAAAGAAATATCGGCAGATAGAACTGAATTGAGAGTAGGATCTACTATTTTAACTAATGAACAAATTGAAAGTGGATCTTTAGAACTTATAGATGAATATACTAATTCCCCTTATTTTGTAGATTATCTTTTAAATTTTAATAATAATATTCAAGCAGTAGTTGTAAATGTTGCTTTAAATAAAGTTGAAAGTGGATATGAAATTTTATTTAAATTATACCAACCACTACCAGACGAAATTCAAGAAAAAAATACATTATGGGTAGTTAAAGAAAAAGTAACTCCATATATTTTTGATATTAATCTGGACACATTAATAACCCTAGCTCCTGGTCCTAAACTAAGAGGGCCTAACTTTAATATTGATATTCCTAATCAAAATAACGTTGCTACATCATATCAAAACTACACCAGTTTAGTTAACAGTGTACAAAACGTATCTACATCTTCATATCAACAATTATTAAGTTTAATTACTTCTCAAAGTATTGATATAAATGTAGATTATACTGATTTTACAAACTTTACCTTCTTTAGCTCAGCTAAACAAAGAGTTATTAATTTTTATGGTAAAGTAAAACAAATAGAAGATTATAAAAATAATATTTCTGTTTATACTCCTCTTACTTCTAGTAACCCTAATTTAATTAATGATTTAAACAATACTACTGCCAGTATTAATAATATTATATCTGGATTTGATGGATATGAATACTATTTATATTTTGAATCTAGTTCATATGCGTGGCCTAAAACAACATCTACAACTCCATATATCTTAGCAACTACAGCTTCTGCTCAAACGTGGTATAGTGCTCTTACTAGTAGTGCTGGGTTTTATGATGACAATAATCAAAATAATTTAGTATTTACCCTTCCTTCATTTATTAAAGATGATGAAGATAATGATCCATATATCACATTTCTTAATATGATTGGTCATTATTTTGATAATATTTGGATTTTCTTACAAGCAGTAACTGATATTAATCTAGCAAATAACAACCTAGAAAAAGGCGTTTCTAAGGATTTAGTATACTATGTGTTACAATCATTGGGAGTAAAATTATACAACCAATACGGCGATTCAGACAATACTAATTTCTTAGTTGGTGCTAGTGGTAGTTCTAATTGGGATAATAACTTTACCTCAACTGGTTCTTATTTAAATTCAATACCACGTAAAGATTTACTTGCTGAATCTTATAAACGTATTTACCATAACTTACCACTATTATTAAAAACAAAAGGTACTACCTACGGTTTACAAACATTAGTATCTACTTTTGGTATTACTGGCAGTACATTACAGATTAAAGAATATGGTGGGGATTTAAAAAACAATACATTAGACGAATTTAATAATGATAAAATAAGAATTGTACCTAATAGTATAACAGGTAGTGTTTTATCACCACATGTTAGTTTACAATTACAACCTACATCATCAACTTCATTTAGAACAAATGATTTACATTATGTAGATATTTCATTCTCACCACAAGATAAAATTGATATATTCACCTCAGCTTCTGTAGTAGCAACTAATCCTTCTTGGAATGTAGATAATTTTATTGGTGATCCTAGATACCAATACAACAGTTCATACCCAACATTAGAAATTGAACGTACTAAATACTTATCACCTCTAACAGCATCTATAGTACCATATACTGGCTCTTCAACAAATGGATTAACTAGTGGATCAATTGGTGCTACTGATTATAATAGCTTTATTCGCCTAATTCAGTTTTTTGATAATTCATTATTTAAAATGCTGAAAGATTATGTTCCTGCAAGAACAAGCTTATCAACAGGTATTACTATTAGCTCTCCTATTTTAGAGAGAAATAAATGGGTTTTCGCAAATCCATCTTCTACCTCTGAAATTGAGGTAGAGGATGGTACTATCGAGGGTCCTTCTATTCAAACTGAATATACTGATCTTTATGAAGGAATTAATTATGATAACAAAGTAGCTTATTATGATGGTAATTTAACAGGTAGTGGAATTAATGTTCATAATTATTTTGCTACAGCAAATATTAATCCTTATTTATTCAACACAGCTTCATGGAATGCTCAAAATCCAATATCAGAAAGTATTGATCTAAATAAGTTTGCTCATTCTGATTATAACGTAATGTTAAATAACGTTTCTAAAAGTTTAACATCACGCAATAGACAAGATATTGAATATATTTTTGGTACAACACAAAGCATTATATCACCAGTTGAGTTACAAGATTCATATGAGTCTTTAAAAACACATCAACTTTCACGTTATGAAGGCGTAAAATTATCTAGTTTATATTATAACACATATACTAGTGCTTCATCTGATTATGTAGGTGATACTTCATTTGGTAAAACAGCTGTAATAGATAAAAATGTAGTTAAGTTAGGTTTATTTTCTGAAATAACAAATAATATATATTTACCTAATCGTAATAATGCTATATTAAAATATTTAGTAGATATTGATGGTAATTTAACTGAACTTAATCTTCGTAATACACATTGGGAGGAAATTCAAAATACATTTAAAGCTGGAGATACAGGCAGTATATCACAATTTAATAGTCAACTATACTCTAACCAAAAACCTACTGATGGTGAAAAGATGATATATAATAGTGGATATACTTATTCTCCACTTCTATATTTCCCATCTTGCAGTGCTGGTAATAGTAAAATTTCATTCCAAAACCAAGTAAACCAATCAGCTTATTTGGCTACTGCTCAAAATTTAAGCTCATCTTACTTTATAAGTGGGAGTACAACATTAGGATATCCTGTAACAATGAGTGCAGGTATAGGAGGTACAAATGCTATTGTTAATATATTTAATAACCCAATCAATACCCCTTCAACACCAACACAATATTACTTCCCAGGAGCTTTAAACCACTCTCCAACATATTCCGCTTTAGAAACAGGACAATATAGAATAAATGCTTCTATGGATATGGATATTACTATGTCTTCTGGAAGTCATGCTACTTGGAGTTTAGAAATGTATAGTGGATCTACTTTAATAGAAAGTTCACTACAACAAGTATATTTTGGAGACATAACAGGATCCTGCACCAGTTATCTTTTATCTACTTCTAACCTGAGTGATCCTATTGTTTATACAGTTAATTATACTTCATGTGCTGATGGAACTCCTGCATCTGTACGTTTAACTAGTGGCCTTGTGGGTGGTGTAAGTGTATGTTCTAGAACAAAACCTTATGTATTTGATAGTAATACTGGTAATCCTGCATTTCCTGGAGCAATTAATGAATCTACTTTCACACCTTGTGATATCTACACTATCCCTGGTAGTACCACCAAAACCCTAAACTTTAATATTGACAGAGGAAATAATAATTCTAATTATGTTTCTCTTGCAAGTGGTAGTAGAATATCATTTCAATTAAGATTATTAGGTATAAGTAGCGATAACTACACAGCATCTCTTAATAATGGAGATTTATCTGTTGGATCATTAGCACTAAGCACAGGATACTCTGAAATAAGTTGCCCATTTGTAACTAGTGGATCTACATCTAATTCACTTACATTTACACCAGAAGTATCTAGTTTTTATAATAGAAATTATTTATTCGTACCAAACCCATTAACAGGTTCTCAAAGTAGTTTATATAGTACTTACAAAGATGTAGACTATACATTTAATCCTAAAGAAAATGATATGGTTATTTTATACTTATCTGATAATAGTATATTAGAATATGTTATTAATAAAGTAAGTGTAGATTCAACAACAGGACAATTATCTTTATTTTTTAATAAAGAATTATCAACAACAGCAGCAAGTAATTTAGTAAACGGGACTTATAAAAGATTTTTATTATTATCAAGACAAAAAGATGAAACCAGTGTTATATTGAACTTTATTAAACGTGAAGGTAAATCATCAAATGGATTCTTAATACCTGAAAATATTAGTCAAACCGTATTGAATAATATTGACGTAATAACTAAAGAAGTAAAGCAAAAAATACTTGGAGACCAGCCAATAATTAATGACCTTAACGGTGGAACTTCTTTCGGTCCTTAATATAATGAAATTTTAATTTAACATATTTATTAGTATATACAACATAAAGAATTATGGCAATTTTAAATCCTACAACAGTAACTGTAGATGCAATATTAACCACGAAGGGCCGCGAATTGTTGGCTCGTAATGATGGTTCATTTCAAATTACTCAATTCGCATTAGCTGATGATGAAATTGATTATACTCTATATAACCCAAATCATCCATCAGGATCTGCGTTCTATGGTGAAGCAATTGAAAACACTCCTGTGTTAGAAGCTTTCCCTAACGAATCACAAATCATGCGTTACAAATTAGTAACTTTACCTCGTGGTACATCTAAATTACCAGTTATTAACCTAGGTTATAACAGTATTATATTACGCCAGGGTGCTTCATTAACAATTACTCCACAAACCTTAAATTATTTAGGTTCTACAAGTACATTTGAAGCAAACGGATACACAGCTACAATTGCTGATTCTCGTTTAGTATCTTCATTTACAGGTACAGGTATCACCTCAACAACACCACCTGCAGGATTAAACACAACTACAGGAACTGTATTATCAGTAACTCAAATTGGTACTTCATTTACTATAACAGGTACAACAATTAATACATTATTCGGTTCTACTTTAACACAATTATCAACTACAATCACTGTGATTGGTAGAGATAGTGGTGCAAGAGTTACTATTCCTCTTAATATTCAAAAAGTATCATCAATCTAATTTAACATATGTCATTCTCAAGATATAACACCGAAGATTCAGTAATCAGCTCAGAAACCGTAGTACGTGGTTTATGGAGTGGAGATGCTAATAGTTTATCTACTTTCTTTACTCAAAGTGGATATACTGAATATTATTTAGATGTATATAATGGAGACCCCTCATTATCTGGTTCTTCAGTACAGTTTTCAATCCAATATGGTAATTTAAATGGATCTGGATCTAATTTAATAAATCCAAGTGTACCGAACGGAGGTTATACTCCATCACGTGTGGTATATGGTGAATATAGAAATTTAGTTTTTGGAACTGAAACAACAAATTTTAGCTTTGATAATGGTTTAACAACAGCAAATGATATATTTGTAATTAACGTTGCTCGTTCTCGTTATAAAGAATCTTTATTACCAGGTTCATTTAATTTAACTTTAGGAAGTGGTAGTAATACTATTAAATTAACTGATGATAGTGGAACTACAAGTTTAACTCGCTTTATTGGTGAAAATAAAGTATTCTACATTATTAGTGGAAGTAATGGCAATGCTTATACCTCAGCAGCATCCTCTTCTTATTATGGAATGATGTTCCCAGATTTAGATATTATTGTATTAAATGCAACTGCTTCTTCTGTAGTAGATTTAAGAAGTTACTTTGCACCTTTAACAACAGCCACTTCTTCAGTACAAAACAACCACTTAAAATTATACAATTCAGTTGTAAGTGGATTAGTATCTGGTAGCTTCCAATTAAGATCATCTGAAACAGTTTCTTCACGTTATTTCTTTACAAGAGTAAAAAATAGTGAATTTAACTATACTTCAAATCCATCTATTATAGATACAAATGGTAACTTATTATACACAACTTTAATTAATAATCCTCAAACATACGTTACAACAGTAGGTATGTATAATGATAATAACGAGTTGTTAGCAGTAGCTAAATTAAGTAAACCATTAACAAAAGATTTTACTAAAGAAGCTCTAATTAGAATCAAACTAGACTATTAATGCATGTCTTCATTCAAAAAGTTAAGCAAATCGGACGTTACAGTAGTACCAAATCATGCTAATAAGCAATGGTTATTAGATTATTGTCCTTATCCTACGTCATCTGAATACTTAACTATTTATAAAGGCACGAATGTTACTGGTAGTTTTTCTTTAGATGAAGATGTTACTGAGGGTCAATATGAACGGTTAGTTTATTCTCAAATAAATCAGTTATTCTATCAAGACTATACTGCTTCGTTAGATACTAGTTCGTTAATGTTTACACTTAACAACTATGAATCTGCTTCTCAACAACGTCCTACTTCATCTTATTTCATATACAATGATAATAAGAATTTAATTACATCCTTCCCTACAGGTGCTATGGAGGGAATTCGTGTATTAGCTATTAATCAAGACATTTATGGTAATAAAGTATTACCAAATCATTTTATCTTATCTTCATCTGCATATTATGTAACTGATGATGGTTTTGGTAATTTATATGATAATGGGTCAACTCATATCGGAAATTTATTTTATGCTCATGGTTTAGGCGTAATAACAAACCCAGACTATCAGCTAATGTTTCCTTTACCACCAATAGCTAAAAATGATATTGGATATTTTTCAACAACAGATTCACCAAAAATAATTTCAGCATCATCAAATGATTATGCTAGAAGTGGAACTTTAAATACAGGTTCGTTAATATTGTCTGGTAGTACATCAGGAACAAATTATTCTTGGGCTACAGGAAGTAATGGTACTATTGTTTTAACAACAACAGTTGCAGGTACTTATACCATTTATTATACAATTGGAGCTGATATAGCTGGTTCTTGTGCTGTTCAATTAAGAAGTAATAAGGCTAAAGTTACAGCTATTGTTACAGGAATAACACCACCAACAACAACTACTAGTACGACAACATCAACAACAACTGTAGCTCCTACTACAACAACAAGTACGACTACAACAACAACAACAGCTGAACCTACTACTACCACTACTACAACAACAAGTACGACTACAACAACAACAACAGCTGAACCTACTACTACTACTACAAGTACGACTACAACAACAACAACAGCTGAACCTACTACTACAACAACGACTAGTACAACTACATCTACCACTACATCTCCGGATACTTTTTACTTAGCTGAGAGATATCAATGTGCATCTCCTGGTCCTGGCTGTACTGGCCCTGTTAGTGGAAGTAATGTTACAGTAGTACTTTCTAATGGAGCATCATCCACATTAAATTATTTCCATAACCCAGTAACTCCTGATGGTTATGTTTATAAATTAATAAGCACAACAACAGGTCCTGCTAGTATAACAGTAAAAACAGCAGGATATGGATCTTGTAATGATGCTTGTTTAAATCCCTAGGTAACATAAAACAATTATATTATAGTTATGAAAAATTTACGTTATGTTTGTGTTCAACCTCGCATACTATATTATGCTTGGCAGGTTGAAGTAATGATTAATAATTTTATTAAGCAAGGAATTAATCCAAACAATATTGACATTCTTGTTGCCTGGAATCCAAACGACGACACTTCAAAACCAGAAAACATAGAAGCATGGAATAAACTTGCTTCGCATTATAGTTCGGTTCGTTTTTTCTTTTATCAAGACACTAGACAACAACCTATATACTACATTTCATCTGTACGCCCCAACGTATTAAAACAGCACTTTAAAGCGCATCCTGAATTGGAATCTGAGGCGATTTTCTATCATGATTGTGATATTGTATTTACTCGTAAGCCTGATTTTAATGCGTTTTTAAATGATAAAATTTGGTATTTAAGTAATACAAATTCATACATTAATTATGATTATATCATATCTAAAGGATTAGATGTATATGACAAAATGTGTAAAATAGTTAACATAGATTCTATCATACCTAAGCTAATGAACTCAAATTCAGGTGGTGCTCAATATCTAATGAAAAATGTTGATTGGGTATTTTGGGAATTTGTTGAACGGGATAGTGAAAAATTATTTAAAGAAATAACTGAATTAAATAATATTAAAAAAGCAAATGATCCTAACCACCACGAACTCCAGATTTGGTGTGCTGATATGTGGGCTGTTCTTTGGAATGGATGGATGTTAGGAAATGAAACTAAAGTAGTACCTGAAATGGATTTTAGTTGGGCTACTGATCCATCTAACAGATGGAATGAAACTCTAATCTATCACAATGCAGGTGCAACTTGTGGTTGTGGTGGTACTTTCTATAAAGCACTATATATGGATCTATTACCATATAGTTTAAATGCAGAAAAATTTGATAAAGAAAAAAATTGTTATAACTACGTTTTAGAAATAATAGAAACAGCCCAAAAATCATGTCTAATTTAAAAGTAGCAGGAATGATGAGATTAGCTGAGGTTGATCAAACAAAAGTAGGTAAAAGATTAATGAAATTATCTATTCAATCATTAGCAGATAAAGTTTCTCAAATATATTTCCTTCAAATAGGTCTTATTGATAATGATATTATAGAATTTATTAATAATTTGCCTATTAAAATTAAAATTACTAACCAAACTACTAATTACAATAGTGGGTGGGCATTTAAAAATAATGAAAGCTTAGACGATTTATACCAAACAATAGATAAAAATTTTGACTGGATACTATACCCAGATGCAGATGATTTACTACCAGAAAATATATTAGAATTATGTGAAAAAGCAGATTTAGAAAATAAAAACACAATACGTTTACATTTTATCGAATGCTTTGGTTCAGAAAATAATATTATTGAAATAAAACCAGGATATCCTATAGGTCCTCATTTTAAAGCAATTAAACCATTTGAAGGATTAACATTTATTGGTAGTGATGGTTTTAACGAAGCAAAAGGTCCTTTAAATAGATATGAAACTCCATATTGTATAAGACATTTAAGATATGCAAATATAGATAATATCAAACAAAGACAAAAAATGAATTATTTTCAATCCTATTTTTTAGAAGAACATAAAACAAAAGAATACAAACCTAATCAAACAATAAATTATTACTATGCATAAGAAAGTAAGTTTTGTTTGTACAACATATAGACGTTTTACTTGTGTAGAAAGAGTAGTAGCACAATATTATGCACAAACTTATCCAAACAAAGAATTGATCATATTCAATACAGATGAAGAATATCCGTATGAGTTAGGATTTGGAGATGATAGTATTATAATTGTAAATAACAATATAAATTATCAAACAGCATGTGAATATGAGAATAGAGGACAAATATGTAGAGATGCGGTTACTCACGCTACGGGTGATTATTTTATGTTAGCAGATGATGATGACATTTATTTACCTTGGCATCTCCAACAAGCAATAGATGGTATAGAATTAAATAAAAAAGATGCATGGAAACCAGAAATGAGTTTCTTTGCTAGCCAACAAGAGGTAAAAATAGTAATGAATACCCTAGAGGCTTCTGTTATTGTTAAAATGGATAGAATACGTGAAATTGGATTTAGAAGTGATTTAACAGGATATGAAGGATTAAGTTGGTACACTAGATTAAGAGATGAAGGACAATTGGATGAACATAATAAAAATTATGTACCTTCATATTGTTTTAATTGGAGTGATCCTTCAGAAATAGCAGGACATAAACAAAGTGGTGATATTAATAACCCTAATAACTTTGAAAATCACAAACAAGCTAGTGGGGATTATGCTAAAAAACCATTATCTAGAATTGAAATAGGTACAATCTATGATAAGTACTATGATTATTTACGTACCAATAAAGATCAATTTAATCAAGAATACTATAAAAAGTATGCACTTCAATATTTATAACCATGCCATCAGTAGTACACACAGGACCCTTCACAGTATCATTTAAAAATGAACATACCATCTACGAAAACGAAGTTCGTTGCTTGGTAAAGGAAAGTGATTACAATTTATCATACAACCCAACATTAGTGTCAGGTAGCTATGAAAGTGGATCCTTAAAGAATTTTGCTACTAGCTCAGACTTTTATACCTATGCTACAACATTAGGATTATACGATGATGATAATCAATTATTAGCTGTTGCTAAATTAGGTAAACCAATTATGATGTCACCTGACACAGACATGACGTTTGTAGTCAAGTACGACGCATAAAATAAATTTTAGTTATGTTACAAACATCTAATCCTCTTTATGTTGAGGATTTAATTAATGATCCTAATTTTAATATTGATGACTATTGTGGTTATGTCTATATGACTTGCCACGACTTAACAGGCCGTAGGTATATTGGTAAAAAAGTATTTCACCACACCACCACTAAAAAATTAGGCAAGAAAGAACTAACTGAAATTCCAGTTACTAGGGGTAAACGCCCAACTAAAAAAACAGTAGTTAAGGAAAGCGATTGGAAAACATATTACGGTTCCAACACTGAAGTAAAGTCATTACCTAAAGACGAAATGGTTCGTATCGTATTACGTTTGTGTAAAACAAAAAAAGAATTAACATACTACGAAACAAAATTCCTATTTGATTATAACGTGTTGGAAAACGACACTTATATGAATGATAATATACTAGGTAAATTCTATCGAAAAGACTTGTTATAGGCAAAATAAGGTCGTATATTTGAGGTTATGGATAATACAGCTTTACTATTTCTAACTGAATCAGTACTGGGTAAGGGACAAGCTACAAGCAAAGGCAACTATGCTTTTAAGTGTCCGTTCTGTACCCACCATAAAAACAAGATGGAAATTAGCATGCGCACAACGGAAAAGAAAGAAAATTTCTGGCATTGTTGGGTGTGTGGAGCTAAAGGCAAAACATTACTATCATTATTTAAGAAAATCAAAGCACCAGCTGCTAAGATAGCAGAATTAAATATATTAGTAGTACCTAATAAGAAAGATAAAACGATTGAACAAGGCGCTCCTGAACTACCTAAAGAATTTATTTCATTTAGTGATCATGAAAAATTTGTAACTGATAGAATTGCTCAAATTGAATCAAAACATGCTTTCAAATTCTTATCTAAGCGTGGTATTACTAATGAAGATATTATAAAATACAATATTGGTTTTTGTAAAGATGGACCTTATGCTGAACGAATTATTATACCATCATACAATGAACTAGGCCAATTAAATTACTTTATCGCTAGAGCTTATAAAGATTCAGATCGCAAATATAAAAATCCACCAATAGCATCTAAGGAAGCTATTGGTTTTGAACTATATATAAATTGGGACGCACCAATCATACTTGTTGAAGGTATGTTTGATGCATTAACAATTAAACGTAATGTTATACCTTTATTTGGTAAAGTATTACATGACAAACTAATGAAGAAATTAGTTGAATCCTCCGTAAATCGTATTTATATTGCTTTAGATAATGATGCTAGAAAAGATGCTTTAAAACAAGCTGAAACATTAATGTCGTATGGTAAAGAAGTATATCTAGTTGAAATGGAAGGTAAAGATGCTAATGAAATTGGTTTTGAACAATTTCTCAACACAATTGAGCAAACACAACCTCTTGATTTAAAGAGTTTGCTTGAAAAAAAATTACAATTAATATGATCGAAAAAAATGTAAACATTATCAAAGATCCTAAAATCAAACGTATTGTTGAATACGCTGAAGGGGATAAACAAGTTAATGTTTTAGACAGTAGATTTTACAGACGAGAAGGTAATTATTATCCTTCAGTAACGTCAATCTTGAATTACTTTCCTAAAAATCAATTCTTCCACTCTTGGTTGAAAGATGTAGGACATAATTCAGATATTATTGCAGCTAAAGCAGCAGGTGAAGGTACTCAAGTACACAACGCTGTAGATGCTTTCTTAAACGGACAAGAAATTACTTGGATTGATGAGTTTGGAAATGCTAAGTACAATTTAGATGTTTGGAGAATGATTTTACGCTTTGCTGATTTCTGGAACACACATAAACCAGAATTAATTGCAACTGAATATCATTTATTCTCAGACGAACACAAATATGCTGGTACAGCGGATTTAGTTGTTAGATTATTTGATAATATTTGGTTATTGGATCTTAAGACATCAAATTCACTTCATACGAGCTATGATTTGCAATTAGCTGCTTATGCTCAAGCATGGAATGAAACACATGATGAGAAAGTAACTCACACAGGTATCTTATGGGTTAAAGCAAATACTCGTGGAGAAGGAAAGAACGGAAAGATACAAGGTAAAGGATGGGAATTAAAGTTCGTAAATGAAATTGATAAGAACTTTGACATGTTTAAGAAAATATATGACATATACAAGTTAGAAAATCCTGATTTCAAGCCTATGACTGAATTATTACCCACATCGGTCAAAATTTCTTAATATATTTATGCTTGAAAACCAAAAGTTTTTATATTGTTACACAAGTATTACACAACTGTAAATAACGATTTGAGCGGGGACGTTGTCTCCGCTCTTTTTTTTTAACCAAAACAAAACATAAATGAAAAAAGCGATTTTATCGTTACTTCTTTCAGCACTATTTTTAGTGGGATTTGGTCAGGTTACCACATCCTCTATCTCTGGTGTTGTTAAGAATGAAAAACAAGAAGTACTAGTAGGTACCGTTGTAGAAGCAATACACGTTCCTACAGGTACAAAGTACAAGACCGTTACAAATAAGAATGGTGTTTATGTGTTACCTGCTGTTAGAGTAGGTGGTCCATATGTAATCCATGCTTCGTTTGTAGGATTTAAAAAGAGTGAAGAAACAGATGTAAACGCTCAATTGGGTGTTACTACAAACGTTGACTTTGCTTTAGTAGATGAGAAATCAACTCTTAAAGAAGTAGTTGTAA